TTGACACAAAAACCATCTAGTGTATAATGGGGGTAGATAGAAACGTAAACATAACCGGATCTATTGCACATACCACCCATAAAGCATGAATGTATGACCAAAGAAAATACTTAAGTTCATGTCTGCACACCTCTACCCTTTAGGTGTGCAGGATTGAGCTTAAGCTCAACAATATAAACTAATGCCTAAAAGGAGAATATAATGGCAAAAAAAGAATTAGAATCAAAAGCAGGCAAATATGCAAACGTGGAAACGTGGAATAAAAAGGGAGCTATTAAAGAGGGCGATTCGCTAGAAGGTTATCTAGTAGATCGTGATTCGTTCCAAACTAAGTATGGAATGATGTATATATACATTATTCAGAAACTCGACGGTGAATTAATCAAGGTTGTCGGCCAAAAGAATATTACATCTAAGATCGACGATTCTATCGAGCTTGGTACTCATATCTGGATCACATTCGAAGGATTGGTAGAAACCTCCAACGGAGCCATGAAGAATTACAAGATCGAGATCGACGATGAAGATAAAATCGAGGTAAAAAACAATGCTTAATAAAACAGATTTAGAAGTAATAATCGGATTATTTCCGGAAAAAGATCAAAGCGAGGAACAAAGTAGAGTGTTTAAAAAATTAGAACTATTGCATGAACAAATGGTTCTACAAGAAGAATTTCAAAACCGGTCAATGGATCTTCGTAAACGTATGGACGAAATAAATAAAGCGTGATAAAATAAAAGTGTATTGATTTGTCAACAAAGTACCGCCATAAGGCGGTATTTTGTTGACAAGAAAAAAAAATCTGTATAGTAGAGATAGGTGTCCTAACATTTTCGCTCTATATGTATAGTGCGGTTTTTACAACAGAGGTATCTGTATTAATGCAATACACCAACATTTAATCGTGTATTCTTGGAATAATACAGGATTAACGTCTTAAATCACAAAATAAGCGTTGAGATATACGCTTATTTTGTTATAATGTACTTATGAATAGTAGAGTTGGGTGAGCCTCTACTATTTTTGTTGTGCTATAATATAAGCATGAATGATATCATAGTTTCGATCATTGGATTGGTAGGTATAACAATCGGTGCAATATTTGGATATCTTGGCCGAACTAAGAAACAAGCAATTATAGATGCAAAGAGAGAGCAAGAACAAAATGATAGATTCGACCGACTATTCGAAGAATTGCACCAAGTAAAGATTCGATTAGATGAACATAATCATTATGCTGAAAAGATAACCGGAATAAAAGAATCTATAATATCAATTAAAAAAGATATTGAATATATCAGAAAGGATATTCAATGAAAAAGAAATTAATATTTATCTTAATAGTAATATTATCAGGATTAGCAGGAGCTGGTCTGGATCTAGTTATTAGGCCATCTGAAAATGGAATAGTAGTAGATGCTTCGTATAATATTGAATTTTCAGATCAACAGATACCAGCACAATTAGAAAACGACCTCGGAGAGGTTATTTTAGATGAAAATATACCAACAGTTGAAGATATTGACGGTGGTCTGTTTAAAGACGATATGGATCCTAATCTCGGTGATAAAGGGTGGTCAGAAACCTATAACGTTTCTTCTCCAGAGGCGTTTAAAAATGATACTTTAAATAAATGTATTATTGCAAATAATTACTATGGTGCACAATGCGTTTCGCTCGCTAGAGCTTTTTGGTGGAGCTATGCAGATCGTGATGTTTCTACTTGTGGTACTGGTATGGCTAAGGGTATGATGGACTGTGTAGATGTAAACGCTGGAGAGGATTTTGTTGTCATGTGGAAAGAAGATGTAAACAAAATTCAAGCCGGAGATTGGTTAGTATTTGGCGGCGGCCAATACGGTCATATTGGTATGGCTCTCGGTAGTGTAAAAGATGGCTATGTTGCACTACTCGGAGAGAATCAGGGCGGCCACTCTTGTGGATCCAATGTAGGGGGTTCTGCAACAAATATCATTAATATTTCAGTAAAGAATCTAATTGGTTTTTATCGACCAAAATCTTACATAAAACCTGATCCAGAACCAGTAGTAACACCAGAACCAGTAATTCCGATTTCTGGCTGCGTTTTATGGCACGTTGAACGAGGCGATACAATGTCAAAGATTATGCTAGATTGTGAAGGAACTGTCGTTTACGGCGAAGCGATGGATAATTACGCTAAATCATGGTATTCATTAATCTATAAACCGAATCAATCAGTATATGACGGATGGAATTCAAAAACTGGCGTTGGTTTATATGCTGGCGATGATATTGAACATAGGTTGAAATAATGGCTATTATTAACGGATATGTAACAATCCCACATAGTACATATCTAGAGTGGAAAAATAATGTAAACGGCAATGGTTATAATGCAGATGGTTATTATGGTTGTCAGTGTTGGGATCTTACGGCCGAATTTTGGTATAACGTTGGTTTTCCACAAGGTTATCCACACACCGGCCCGAATCATTATGCAGAAGAATGTTGGGATGTGAGCCGTTATGCTAATGCGTCATATAACGGTACCACATATTTCGATCTAATAACCTCTATTAATGATGTAAAACAAGGGGATGTAATCGTTTGGAATGGTACTACTGCATATCCTACCGGCCATATTGGGTTCGCAGATGAAGATTATGATGGATCTGGATATATAGCCGTGTTAGGCCAAAATCAGGGAACCGGAGGAACTCCTCCACCGGTATTCCCTCAAGACGGCGGAAGTACAGCAAATGTTAAAAGATTATCAGTTTCAAATTTTGCCGGTGCCTTTCGCTATAAAGAGTGGGAAAGCACGCCGCCAACTCCACCGGTCGGATTTACAAAGAAGAAAAGTTTCCCGTGGATCCTCTATGCTAGAAAATTACGAAATAATATGTAATTTTATACAACTTATGGTATTATAACATTAAGAAAGGAGATTCAATTATGGCGAAATTAACAGCCGATGAGTTCATTAAAAAATACAGCGACGGCGAAAAGAAAATCACCGAAAGCGATGATTTATTAATAGAGCTCATGGAAGACGCACAAGATTCGATTGGCGTAGATGCTGGCGAATCCGAGGAAGTCGAACAATTAAAAGCAGAAATTGAAAGATTATCTGCTGATAACGCCGACTTAAAAGAGCGTTATAAAAATCGGTTCTTATCTTCTGATGCAGATGTAGTCATCGAGAAAGAAGAAGAAATCGAAGAACCGCAAGAAAAAGAAGTAATTGATATAAAGGAGATATAAAATGCCACTTTCTACTGTTTTAAAGGCAAACAATGATAGCGAGCTTTTAAGTTACATTATTAATGCAACACCTGAACTAGCTTCGGATATAGATTTACCTGTACAAGGAGAATCTATTGCTCCTATCGGCAAGCTCATTATGAGCAACGAGCGTTACAAAAACGCATTTATTAATACGATTAACCTTATCGGTTTAACTGTTATTGATCGTAACTACTGGGAGGATCCGTGGGAAGGATTTACCGAAAGAGGTACTCTAAACTTCGGTCAGTCCGTTCGTGAGATGATTGTCGATATCGCACAGGTTTTCGATTACAATCAATACGCTAACAATGCTACGCATTTCCTACAGAATGTTGTACCAGATGTTTATAGCTACATTCATGATGTAAACTATCAAAAGTTCTACAAGACTACTACCTCAGATGAGCAGATGGCTATGGCCTTCAACACTGAGGGTGGCCTGATGGATCTTATCGAGAAAATTATTGGTTCTCTGTATGAGGCTTATAAGTATGACAAGTATATTGTTAATAAATATATGCTCTGTCGCCGAATTCTCGATGGTACTATCACCTCTGTAGAGATTGATAATTACGACTCTTTGACTCCTCGTCAGCGTGTAGCGTTCATTAAGAACGTGAGCTCTAAGATGACGTTTAGAAGTCCTAACTATAACCCAGCTGGTCTTCGCTTAGCTACTGCGTTTAAAGATCAGATCATGATCTTGAATACTGATTTCGAGGCAGATTTGACTACCGAAGTTCTCGCTACGTCATTCTTCCTGAATGAGGCTAACTTCAAGACCAATCTAGCTCTCATTGATGGTTATGGTAATCATGACACCGCTAGATTAACTGAGCTCTTGGGTTCCGCTTATGTTGCATTTACAGATGCAGAGTTAACTGCTCTTGCTGCGATTCCTTGTGTAATAGTAGATCGTGAGTTCTTCCAGAACTACAACTATTCTCTTGATAATGCTGCTGATATGTCAACTGATGGTACTCGTGCTACTTCTTTCTACAATCCAGAGTCATTGAAAAATAATCACTGGTTGCATACTTGGAAAGTCGTATCGACTTCGCCATTCAAACAGGCCGTGGTCTTTACTAAAGATATTGCTCCGGCGGTTTCTAGTGTAACAGTATCCCCTGCTAGTGCGACTGTAACACAAGGTCAAAGTTTGCAGCTTTCTGCAACTGTTGTTACTGTAGGATTTGCTAATAAGGCCGTTACTTGGTCGGTTGCTACTTCTACCGAAGGTGCTGCAGCAACGATCAATGAAAAAGGTTTGTTGACTATTTCGTCAACTACTCCAGCAGAGGCAACGTTCACTGTAACGGCTACTTCGATCTATGATACGACCAAGACCGGAACCGCTACAGTTTCTACTCCTGCAGCGGCTGCTGGCACTACGTCAAACACGAGCAGCAGATCTACTAAATAAAAAAGTAGTAATTATATAGCGTGATTAGTAATAATCACGCTATATCTAGGAGATTTTATGAAGAAAAAAATGATTAATACGCAGATTTCGAATTTTAAGACTTATAATATGTATTTCAGACAAATGCTATCTTTGGCTGAAAATGTCTTCGAATTTAAAAATCTGCCAGAGTATATAGACGTATCATTTCTTAATAAAACTCTGCTCCGTAAAGGTCGAATAGCTTTTTTTGAAGATGAAGTTCTCGGATTAATAGCACTACCGTTTAATGATGCTGGGGTTTATGATGTCTATGGCCGCCCAACTACTATTGAAGTTTTCGGATCTAATTCATACCATCGGATTCTAAAAAAAGACGAATATGTAATCATGTATGATAATAATGGCCGGTATCCTTTATATTTAGATATTTGCCAGATGGCCGAAAGAATCGCACTTTGTGTTAGAACCGAAGATATAAATATGGTTCACCAGAGAACGCCTAGAGTTTGGAAAACAACAAAGGATAAAGAATTATCATTAAAAAGAGCTATCAACGAAATAGATTCAATGGAAGAATCAGTTGTTACTTATGATTCTCTAGATATTGAGGATATGAACGCTGTACTAGCTCCAGCTCCATATGTTTCTGATAAGATTGATCTTCATCTTCGAGAACTATGGGCGGAGTTTTTCCGTCTAATCGGTGTTGCGAATCTACAGGAACAAAAACGAGAGAGAGTTATAGTTGATGAAATGGTTGCAAGTCAAGGCGGAACAATTGCGTCTAGATTCTCTAGATTTGAACCTAGAAAAAACGCTATAGATAAAATTAATAAAAAGTGGAATTTAGAAGAACCGCTCGAAGTAAAATATTACGATGGAGAACCTAATTCTGCAGAAGATGGAGAGGAGATAGACGAAGATGTACCCGATGTTGTCAATTTATCCGCTAATTCCTAATATACGAAAACTAGGTATTAGCCACGATGAGCCGCCAACGATCTATGCTTTGTTGAATTCATATGTGAATTATGCTGCTGATGTTCCTACTAAAATCAAAGATTTAGCAAATGCCGGCCGAGCAATGTTTTTTGATTTTGATTATCCATTGGCTACCGGAATAGCTAAAGCAGATTTCGAATGTATGATATTGAATCATTTCATGATGCGAAGAATCGGTTACGAAACTGTTACAGCCTTCAAAATTGCTTTAAATGTCAAATTAAACGAAATAATGCCAGAGTATAATAGATTATTTGATTCGATCGAAAACTGGAACCTATTCAATGACGGCGAACATATAACTAGACAAGCAACAGATGCTAGAATCACTAATAATACAACGTCTAATACGGGATCGTCTAGTATTTCTACTACAGGTTCTAATAGTAATACTTCAGATCGAAGATACTCTAATACTCCACAAAATGCTTTATCAGATGTTAGAAATGGCGATTATGTTAGCGAGTACAATTACGATCAAGATACTAGTTCAGCAACTAGCTCGTCGACCAATACTAGTTCAAATAGTGGAACTAATAATACCACTGATTCAGGTAATCAGAACGAAAGTATAATTAGAACGCCTAGCGATAAGATTAGATTATATAGCGAGTTCTTGAAAAACCGGCAAAATGTATATACAATGATATTTAAAGACTTAGACAGTCTATTTTATCAAATAATATAAAGGAGATAACATGGTAAATTTTAAGAAAACGAGGATACCACTCTTTCGAAGATTTGTTCTTCAGAATTTTCCGTTTATAGAACAAGATTTCGATGCTTTAACTGATTATGAGTTAATATGTAAAGTAGTAGAGTATCTAAACCAAGTCATTGTTTCTACGAATGCGAGTTCCGAACAAGTAGAGATCTTAACAGATGCTTTTAATGAACTGCAATCTTATGTCGACAATTATTTCGATAATCTCGATGTACAAGAGGAAATCAATAATAAACTGGATCAGATGGCCGAAGATGGAACTTTGGAAGCAATAATCTATAACTATCTTACTACTCAGGGTGTTTTAGCTTATGATACAGTTGCAGAGTTAGCCAGTGATACTCATTTGGTCGTTGGTAGTCACGTAAAGACCTATGGTTACAAGAGAAAAGGTGACGGTGTCTATAATCTTTATACTGTTAGAGAGGCAGAAACAGAGGAAACTGGTGATGGATACAATACAGTCTTACTCGCCAGTGGATTGGTAGCTGAGAAACTCCAGAGTGGAAAAGAAATCGTAGTCGAATTATTATCAACAGATAATTTGCAAGATTATTTATCGCTAACTGATAAAAAGACTGTTATATTACCGGCTAACACAACATATACAGTTACAAGCAGATTGTTTATTAATTCTGATACTACTCTAGATTTAAATAATTCAACTCTATATTGCAATTACGATAATGAAACCTTAGTATTCCTTTATGGCCTAACAGACACATTTACTGAATATAATGGTTACAAGAATATCACTATACGCAACGGAAAGATTGAGAAGGCTTGTATCTGTATGATGCATAATAAGAATGTAACGATTGAGAATGTTGAGTTTATTAGAACTAACTCTAGGCATTCGATGCAAATAGCCGGATCTTACAATGTAACTATAACCAAATGTGTATTTAACGGTACGACACCAGTGAATGAAACTGGTTCTGAATGTGTAAATATCGATCCATGTAATTATGGCGGCCAACCATACATGGAAGAAACTAGCGTTATGTACGATCATACTCCAAATATGTTTATAACAGTATCTGATAATGAATTTAGAACCCCTGTTGACAATGGAATGAGGTACACAAATGCTATTGGTTCACACGGTGCAGATGATAATCATCAGACGATTGCTAAAAATGTGTTGATTGAGAATAATAAACTCGGTTCACCATATTCTCATACGATTAATATCTGTGGATATATTAATGTCACGATAAATAATAATGAAGTGTTATATGACACGAATAATATCTTCTCTGGAGACGTAATCAGGTTTGTATATCTAAGAGATGGTTTCGTAACAATGAATATTACCAATAATAACATTGTAAATGCTCAACTACTTTTATCAACGCAAGAGAACACTTACGACAAGAAGAATCTGACTATAACCAACAATACATTCAAAGGTACTGGTGATGGCGATAGAGGTGTCATATGGATGCGAAATACTGTAAATGTGAATATTAGTGATAACTTCATTAAAACAGATGTTGCTGGTATATTCATGGATTGTAACAGAAGTAATGGCACTCCTATAGAGGGTACAGAAACTCACGATGTTATTATCCACAATAACACTATAGAATCAACGACTAACAATGGTAGTGGATTGATAAAAGTCCGAGGTAACTCCTATAACGTAGATATTACAGATAATATCCTCTATAAGTTTGATAATAATAGTTTCGGTTTTACATATGGTGGTACATTCTCTGGCGACCCAAGTAAGATTAGAGTTGTAGGTAATTCGTGTAACTTCGAAACTCATTTCACTAGAGATGCGTTAGTAAGTAAGAGTATGTACAACAATAACTGTTTAGTTGATTTAAGTGGCCAAATATCAGAACCAAGTACAACGATTACTTTGAACCTTCCTGCTACAAACTTCAAATCCTTAATTGTAATGGTAGGCGGAGCTTCAGAGAACTATCAGAGGCTAGAGATATGGCCATATCATCCAAACGGTGATTATATCGAAACCACCGATAGAGTATGGAAACAAGTTGTTACGAATGCTAGTGACCAAGTTGGCGTTGCAACGATTTCAACTAGTGATAGCGCTACTAAATTAACCTATAGTGGAAATACCAATATTCGTAAAGTCTATGGTGTAATTTAACTAGCCTACAATTACAAGCTACAAAAAGTTGGAATATAGAAATTTATATTCCAACTTTTTTTGTTAACTTGATTATACGATCGTGTTATTTAAGCTATAATTACCTATATTATCGTGATTATGCCAGATCGTAACACCTCTCTGATAAGCATTATTTATAATGTCCATTGAGGCCGATGGAACAGATATTGTATTATCCTTACTATATCCAATACTCTCTCCTTCCGCTATTTGCACAAAATTCCAATATGTACGGCCTGTTTGATTCGGATATTTTAATCTACTAACTTTATAACCAAACATTGTAAAGTAGTCGTCGATCGTTTGACTATACTCTGGTTTGATACATTTTGGAATTGCTGTAAAACATGATTTGTTATTAGAAAACGAAACGTCGCCCGAGTTAATATTTCCGTGTACTTGATCCGGAACCATCCTAGCACGGTAATGTTCTCCAATAATACTGGTAACAGCTCCTACTAGACCAAATGTAGTTGGAGTTGGGCTTACAAATGGCTGTGCTAGTGTGGTTGCAGCACTTAAACCAATGTTTACAGCGTTTTGCGTGAGCCAGTTAGTATAATAATCTGTAACCCATGAACACTGTGGAGTCTTAGCTCCAACAATACCCTCTCCCCATGTTTGATCCGTTCCACCGTTCTTATAGTTACTAGCTGAAGCCTTGATTGACATTGAAGGGCAAAGAGCCATAGTTACATTGAACTGGGGATTCCCAGAAAAATCTTCGTATCTGTATTCACACTCGGTACCGACATTATTAGTTACATTAAAGAAACAGTATGGATATGTCAATAGTTTATTATTCTTTGGAGTATAGCCAGCTAATGATGACGGTCTTGTTATGGTTTGTGATACAGAAATAGGAGAAGTTGACGGTTCTATCCATGTAACTTCTACTTCATTTGTAGAAGATGTTACTGTATAAGTATCTACTACCGGACTAGAGTTTGAGATAAACTCATATGGAACGTAAAATATCGTTTGGATCGCCTCAGCTTTTCCTGATCTAACATAGAAATCTATTGTACGCTGCAAATATAAAAAGTCATTAAAGAACATATACTGTAGACCACTAAATATTCCACCATATACTGTCTGCCAATTAGAAAGACTGTTAGATGTAAAAGGAGCAATCAATTCACTTACTCCTAAGCACGCATAACAATCATCGACAGATGTTTGGCCGAAGTTAGTAGCTTGACCGTTAAAAACAAATTCTCCTAGAGAAACTCCCTCGTCTAGAGTGTGTGCTCCGACTGTATCATCATTAACGTGTTCTCTAACTACAAAACATGGCCTCGGATTCCAATAATCAAACCATGTCGATAATTCATCTATAGTAAAATGGATTCTACTATTTTTATTACTAACATATTCTACTTCGTCGATAAAACCGAAGAACCATTTATTCGAATAATCTGGATTCTGAAAAGCTATGTAATTTGCTTGTAAAGCTGTTCCGTAGGGTACCTCTATTTCGATCACATTTTCACCTTGTCTTAAAAATGAACAATTAGAAGACGATGCTACGGCTTTACTGGTAACTAGTGAAACCATGCTAGACTCTGAATAATCAGTAGTATTTTTATATGATTTATCTAATTTGATTCCTCTGGCTAAGATTAATTTACCTGTTCTTAGTGCCATATTACTCCTTTACTTTTTGATTGTAAAATCTATAACCTGTTTAAAATCAGTTCCGCATAGATCAGATGAATAAAAAATCATATTCTCCCGAAACGTTTTAAATAGATCGTTTAGATTCTTATTCTTAAAATTCGTATTATAGATATCTCGTTGCCAATATCTACTTACCTTTATTATATCGCTAAATACTATTGTTTTATCGTCGATTTTGCCTTTATAAGGGTATATAAACCAACAAACCTCGTTCGATTCCTTATCTAGCAGATATTCGCAGCAGAATTTAAAAGATTTGTAGAGGAACATAAAACGAAACATGACTTTGTAATCATTATATGATTTGGGTAAAAGAGGCTGTGGATCTGTTTGCCAATCCCCTTTATTTATCATATCTTTAGCTGATCCAATAACGTATGAAGAAACTCCTGTACTAGCACAATACTCTATAGCTATTTTTATCCAAATTTCTTCTCCTGTGTCATCTAATCCGGCAAATATTTTTGTAGTTTCTATAGTTCCTTGCTTTTGTTTAGAAACAATATTGTATAAACCCCAATCTTGAAGATAAGGACAAACTCTTGATATAGTATTTCCTAGCAACCAAAGTTTAGTAGTACGCCTTTTTCGGTCTATAGTAGAATATAAAAACATGAGTTTATTTGATTCATTAGCGATATATTCACCTCTCGACATAAATTCTTCGAATATTATAGTATATACATCTAGATAAGAACAGCCAGAATAATTCTGTTCCGTAGAGAGAGCCATAACATATCCTATCTTCTCTCCTCGTTTAGTTTTCCCATCTTCGAAGTTATAATTAGATAAAAATAACTGCTTACGATAAACGGTTATACAATTATAGCGGCCGTCGGTTAATTTATTTACATCTACATCAGCAAAATACTGTTCTACCTTATCTGTAGAGATTTCTTCTTTCCACCTACGAAGATAAACAAATCTATGGCCTGTAGCCAGATATTCCTCTATAGCTAATTTATGCTTTGCTTGATAACTTTTTCCATTACCTTTTTCGCCCCATGCTAGATAATAATCAGCATCAATAGAACGTAATTTATCTATATTATAATGAGTTATTTTCTTGTTACCCATTATTTATCTTTTCCTTTTAATCTCAATAAAATTTTGTTCTACGAACATTCTAGTTTTACTGTCGATCTTTCTTCGCATATTCTTCCACATAGATCCCCCCAACTTTCGCCTCTATGGCCTTTCTTATTAGATGAACCTTTTCTTCAGATAACCTACCAGCCCAAAGGTTAGAGGTGTTGATCTTATTTTCTCTACATATCTCTGAGATGGTAATTTTCGAGAACTTTTTTATGTAATCTAAATCAGTCATTTTCACCACCTTTTGATGCGTCAAAAGCTTTTAACAACATATCTATAAGTTCCACTTCGTAATTCCCACACATAAAATAATTTGGATGACTTTCATAGTCAGATATGTCATATTTTATTCTATTCAGGCTGTCCCTAAATCTATCTTCGTTGTAGTGTGATACGAACTCTTTAGGTATATTCAATACTATCTTCATTCTTCGCCTCCGAAAAGCAAGTCTAGATCATCATTTATCCCATCATAAAGATTTGTTTTGAATTTAATAGTTCCGCCTAGCTCGTCATATTCAAATCGCAAATCAACAAATCTGAAGCTATTATCTTTAAGACGTTTCCAAGCCTTTAATTTTTCCACAGCTTTCTCAGCTTCTTCTTTGGTTTTAAAGTAGTTGCCATTAGCTTTGAACATATCTTCCATAACACCATCGCATTTATTTTCAAAAACATGATCAGCATAAATATACCAATACGTTGGTTCTTCGTACACTTCCCACACATCAAAAATTTTTTCTAATTTTGAATGAAAATAATTAAAATCTTTACTAAATAAATCAGTTATAAATTCATCTGTCAGTAACTCTTTGGAACTTATGATTTCCCCAGTTCCCTTATGTCGTAGTTTACACATTCTAAATCGCTCCATTATTAATATTAATTTCAGATAATGAATCGCTAATCTCTGCTATTCCGTCATTGATTGTCGATAACGTTTCAGAGATATCTTCTAAACTTTTTACTAATTTATCTATTGTATTTACTAATACTAGTTGATCCATTAATTCCTTTCTTTAAATTTTGCTCGACTAGACGAATTATCTGTTAATAAATTCGCATAATCTAATGATTTCCCTAGTCTGTATGTAGTTGGTAATATACAACAGCCAGATATATCATCTACCTTAGATTTTACACCTAAATAGTCTACTATGTCAATAGGTTTTTGGTCATCGTTATACATTAACATATTCTTATGAGTAGTTTCGTAGTCAAATACCAAATCATCTCTAAAATCATCTATCTTTTTTAAACATTTTGATCCACACTTCGGAACACCGGAAACTGTTATTTCGATCTTACCATCAATCTCTACGCAATATTTCTTAGCTCCTTGTGTGATAAATTTATCGTATGTATATTTTCTATTTCCTTTGGTTTCACACTCAAAAACACCTAGTAAATGTTTAATTCCCTTTGAATCCTCTGGAGCATAGTTTTCAAATGGGATATTTAATGTTTTCGATACCCTCTTAATTCGTTCGACCACCTCTTGATTATATTTATCGAAGACATTTTTATCATATCCTTGATAACATTTTATCGAATCTGTGTCGCAATAGACTACATATTCGTCTAGATCGAGAACTCTCCGGAGTAGATTATCTCTTGCATAAGCAGTTACCCAGACACCCCAT